GTTACTATTTTCTGCGGTAATGCATTACAAGAGTGCTTTATTACCATAAGCACTCAGGTTTTGACTATCCTTATTGAATTTTTGCCATCGCTAGACTTAGTCAATGTCTATTAGAACGTATCTCAAAAATTCTTATTGAAATCTCTCTTATACATCTCGTAGGCTAGATCCGGTTGCTCCAAGTACAAATATTTCAAGTAACTGTCGGGTAAACACACTGCATTAACTCCAACTACTTTCATGTACTCAAACAATCTATCCACTTCTTTCTTTCCGTCTGCTTGATGTAGATACATTTCTCTCTGGTACGCATTTATTTTACCATCCATGACTATATACATGTCTTTCGACGAGTCTAGCCACATGATGGTATTAGCCAGCGTATCTAAGGCTAACGGTCCTACTATCTTTTTCAAATCTTTATGATATCTGAAGGTTCGTTTTAAGAAGATCAAATCTTCTATCTTCTCGCCAGCAGACATAATTTTTCCTTTTGTTCCAGTTGTATATTCCATTCCTATGGAGTTGAAGAAGGCTTCCATTGTAAACGCATTAACGCGCTTGGCTAGGTCTCCTTTAGCTCCAAGTAGTTTATCGTCTCCACAGACGTGATCTAATATCCTATGAAATTCTTCCTTAGTTGGAGTCATTCCGGCTGCTTTAGTATTCCTATAATAACAGCATGCTGTATACATGCGGTTATAGAAGCTATTAAAGAGTATAGTAATCCATGAGCCTGACGGCATCGAATGTGTTGTAAAAAACAATTCCGAATCTATCAGTACCCAACTTCTTACTACATCTTCCAAAAAGGCTTCCAGGATTTCCAATTCACCTTCGTAAAACTCCAGCGTGACTTCATTAGCTGCATCTTGTATTTGTGCTGCTTGTCTTCCGTCGAATTGTCCTATGTCTCCTCCTGAGACTACATCTTGTTGTATAATTCTTTCATAGATCTTAGGCCACTCTGTTATATGATTTTGGGCGAATTTCATTTGATTAAAATCTGATGTTTTCACTATGTGCCTAAATAAGTTTCCTAATCTTTTCTTAAGCTCAACTACAGAAGTGATTTGACTCACTCTGAAGGAGCGTGGTTTATTCACTTTCTCTAAGGGTCTTAATTCATCTTTCATAGTTTCATAATACATACGGTCTTCTCTTTTCGATGTTCCGTTACGTATATCCTGTTCTATGCGATCTAATTCGGCTCTCAGCTTGGGTGTAAAAGTTCCATTTTCAAAATCTATATATTCTTTCTTATCTTTATCAAATCCAAATCCATTTACTGAATCCTTATTCAAGGGACTCAGTCCATCTCCTCCTTTAACCACTTCGCTTTCTGAGATATCATTGAACTTAATCATGAAATCTCTCATACACGATTTGGCAAACTCTATTTCCTCTACTGGTATTGGGGGTATTGGTTGGAATGACTTCTTAGCCATTGTTTTTAGTGTCTTATGTCCATGCGCTTGAAAGTTAGCTGGTGCCTTTGTTGGGGTATTGAATCCCATCAATGGTGACGGCATTAGCTTACTTTTCCTAGGCGCTTGGTGAAACATGGTAGTTTCATACATTGAACCACTAAAATTT